GAAGCTCCCTTTGGCTGGAAACGCTGATCCCATGCCGGGCAAGTTCCGGTAAAAGCTGGGCGAGAGCTGATTCTATGTGTTTGTCCATCTGTGTTCCGTATCGTCTTTTACGGCCAGCTATAAAGTATCACCCAAACTTGCAAATGGGTATCACCTGTCACAGTGGTCGTAACTGTTTATGGGATTGTGAGATGAATAGGACTGGCTTTAGACTGTGTCACAGTGCTCTTTGGACGTTTTTGGACGTTTCAGTATCAGGGTTTTTGCAAATTTGCCCTAGTTTCAGGGTGTTTTCAGACCATCGGATTTATTGAAACTATTATCTCATTTAATAGAGCCGTAACTGAAGTGCCAAAGTCCCTATCATCGTGAGCCACTGACTCTGATCAGCGTCTATAAACTCGATCTTAAAGTCCTTATTGAGAGGTTGGAGGGCAACTCCCCGGCGGGCTTCATCGAAGTGTATCCTTTTCAAGGTGATACCAGTCTCATAGCGTACCGCACAGATCTTCCCATTCGTGCCATCCCAGGTGACTTGCTTCTTGATTAACACTACGTCATCGTGCAAGATCTGAGGCTCCATGCTGGCACCATTGATCCGGAAGGCCACATAGCTGTCCGTACCGAAGGGAATGTAGCGCGTGGGGACTTCGACTGATTCCGCTGGCTCATACCCCTCTGGAACTTCAATGGGTGATCCGGCGGCTATTTCCGCCACGATCGGGAAGATCGAAGTGCGCACGTAAGTGGTATCGAAATCATTCACTAAGACCGGCTTGCCATCCACGATCCGCACTTTCTTGGTGGTCTTGATGTCATCACCGAGCTCCCAGGGAGCCAGGATGAACATGCTGCCTTCCCCTCTCAGCAGCCAGTTCACGTTCACTCCGGCATCGATCAATCTTGCCATGAACTGAGGGTCGGGATACCTCTCATTATTCTTGTAGCGGTCCAATGAATTGGCAGAGATACCAAACTTTTCCGTAAACTGGTACTGCTTCAGTTTCATTGCTTTAATCAACATTCCCAGTCTGCTACCGATGTCATTTGGGTCCATATTTCCTCCTATATGGTTATTTTTCTCTTGACCTTTTGCCGTATGGGTAAGATTATGCATCCGTGGACAAGATAAATTGTCTATCAATTTTGTCAAGATAGAATTGTATAGTGTGATTCGGCGGCGGATTCTTCCATTGGGATCGGAGGGTTTGCAAATGCTCTCGGAAGGAGCAGAAAGGACTTCCCAAGTTATTGCGATGCAGTATAGTAGCACCCAACAATAACATTAGGGAGGCGCTTATGAAAGCGACCGGTTACGAACCTGGGAAGACAGTGGTCGGGGACGACCACTGTGACAACCCGACCACTGTGACAGCTGTCACAGTGGTATCCAATCGGAGAAAATACCTGCCGATGCTGATCAGTAGATACTTTGAGCACTGTGACAGCAAAAATGGCCTGAAAGCTGTCACAGTGGTGCCGAAATTACCGACCACTGTGACAGATGATCAGACCACTGTGACACATCATCATGGTGGGTCTGTCACAGTGCTCTTACCGGTAACTGAATTTTATTGGAGAAGGCTTAGGATGAGCAAGCGGAAGATCAGGGCGGTCTGGCTGACCGTAGAGCGGGTGGCGGAGTTGATGAATTGCTCCACTCGCACAGTATGGAGATACGTTAAGAGAACCAGTATGATGGTACACAAAGAGCAGATAAAGCAAGGCAGCAGTAAGATCATGAAGTCTTTCCTGCTGACCGACCCGGAGATCTATGCCAGGGAGATGGCAGACTGTGAGAGCAGGGGCCGGATACCTGACGAGTTCATTGAAACCGGTATCGAGGTCGATGGCAGGCTGCTGAACAGTGCCCTTGTCTACAAATATAGGAACGCAACTGCGGAGGACGGTGATTACTATGCAGCCTTATGATGTCACTCCAGAGGAATACGCCGCATTTTATGAAGAGCGCTTCCCTGATCGGGGAAAATATCCTCGAATAAGTGAACTTATTGGGAGTCAGAAGCAAGCCCTGGCGGCTCCCCCCATATATAAGGAAGAGGAGAGGGCGGTCAAAACACCTGCCCCACCACTTGATGTTGATTATGACAGCCCAGGGTACATCGACTTCAGTCCCCGCGAACACATCCCACTTCAACACGAAAAGGAAGCCAGGTTACTTGGCCACTTCTGCAACCTCGTGATTCGGAGGCTGGCCTTATGCCATTCCAAAGTAGAGGAGTGGAAGCTGATAGTTGAGGAGTACAACAACGGAACCATGGCCCCAGAGCTACTCAAGCTCAGGGGTGAGCGCAAGGAACGGGCTCTGCGGCTCTGGATCGACCAGTATCTCAAATCCAATCAGGACATGTTCGCACTGCTGCATAAGGGCAAGAACATCAGTCATAAACGCAAGGTGACCGAGACCGAGTCCAATGTCCTGCTCAGCATTCTGCTGCATCCCAACCAGATCACCATCGGTTCTGCCATCAACATGCTCAAGGCTCAAGCCAGGCTGGGTTACTTTGAGTCACCCACCAGCAAGCCCACCTTGAGAAGATGGTGCACTGAGTGGATGGAAAACCACCTGGCAACTTGGGAACAGACCCGCAAGGGCAGCAAATACGTGGCGGAACGCATAGTGAAGACCATCCACCGGGATGCCCGGCTCCTGCATGTGGGTCAGGTCTGGGTGGCCGACGGTCATACGCTGGCCTTCGATATCCTCAATCCCCATACCGGTAAAGCCCAACGCATGACCATGATCATGGTCTTCGACTGGGCTTCCAGGTATCCGGTGGGTGCCTCACTCGCCTTTACCGAGGATAGCCAGCATATCCAGACCGCCTTCCGCAATGCCTTCCTCAATACCTCGCACTGGTATCTGCAGACCGATGCCGAGGGGAATACGGTGCAAACCCGGCCACCCTTCGCCTTCGTGCCCGAAGCGGTCTATCTCGACAATGGCAAGGCCTTCAGAGCCAAGCTATTCCACGAGTCCTGGGAAAGGCATGACCTGGAACTTGAATTGGGCGGTGTCTTCCCCAAGTTGGGCATCGAAGCCCACTTCGCGGAGAGCTACAATGCCAAGGCCAAGGTGATCGAGAGGTTCTTCAGAACCTTCCAGGAACAATTCGAACGTTTCATCAGCAGCTTCCGGGGAGCCAACGTAGCCAACAAGCCCTCCACCCTGATGCGTAACGAGAAGTGGGCAAAAGCCTTATACAAGCGTGAGGCTCCCACCATCCGGGACACGATGCAGATGATCGGCTTCTACATCAGGCACATCTACGGCGAGACCGAGCATGGTGCATTGGAAGGCAAGACACCCTGGCAGGTATTCAGTTCCGCACTGGTGCCGGAAGAGCGGATGCTCAGGCCGGATAAACTCAACTTCATGATGCTGGCCACCGAACGCAAGTCAGTTAGAAACGATGGCATAGTATTCAACAAGCTGCTCTACTGGCACGTCGCCCTGATGGACAACATCGGCAAGCCGGTGATCATCAGATACGACTATGCCGAGGCCAGATGGATACTGGTCTACGATATGAAAGACAACTTCATCTGCCAGGCAGAGCTGAGACGCAGTCAGCATCCTTTCATCCACATCGATAAGAACAATCCGGTCTCGCATCAGTCCCTCAAGAAGGAATACACGCAGATCAAGAAGCTGCAGCGCTTAACCGAACAGCATGCCCGAGACTTCGTACTGCGTAATCAGGAGGCGGTGGATAATCTCCTCGAACCTTATGTTCGGGAAAGCCTGAGCGCACCCAATCCCACCTTTCAACAAGGGAGCATAATCACCGCACCCGAACCTGAGGCTCAAGACCGCATAGAGGAGATGGAGCGGGAACTGGTCAAGGAACTGCCTGAGCTTGAGTTCATAGCTCCGGAAGCGCAGAACTTCGGAACCGCTAAACCAAACCCAAACACTAAAGATACACCTGATGATACATTAACCGCAGATCCTGAACCCGAAGAACAGGACGAAGATGATGACGAGAGCTTCTACGGCATGCTGAAAAAAGTCGGCATAATCTAACAAGGAGGATCAATGAAACCCAACAAGCTCGTGCAAATCAAGAACGTAATCAGGGCCGATGCCTGCATCCAGTTCCTGATGAACCGGCCCAAGACCGAGATGGTAGGCTTGGGCCTGATCTACGGCAAGCCCGGCCTGGGCAAGACCACCTATGCCAGCCGCATCGCCTTCATGCGAGGTTACATCTACATGCGGCTGGAATCGACCACCACTCCCAAGTCCTTCGCGGTCGATCTGATGACCGCCCTCTACCGCCGCTTCGGACTGGGTGAGTTCATCCCCAGCGGCACCACCAACAACATCTTCAAGCACTGCCTGAAGCTCCTGGACGACAATCCGGAGACGGTGATCGTGATCGATGAGATCGACTATGCCTTCAAGCATGACCGTCTCTTGGGTGCCATCCGGGACATCGTGGATGTCACCCTCACCATCGTGATCCTGGTCGGGATGCAGGATGCCAGGAACAGGTTGGCCGCCATCAACCGCCACTACTTCGACCGCTGCAACTACTTCTACGAGTTCAGGAAAGTGGGCAGGGACGATATCCGCAAGATCGCCAAGGAAGTGATGGAGATACCGGTGGATGAGTCCATAGTAAACAAGATCGACTTCAACTGCGAAGGCAATCTCCGTAAGGCTGTGAAGATCATGTACATCATCGAGCGGGCTAAGGCCAGCAATCCTCAACTCTCCATTGCCAATCTCGATCTGGGGAGAGACCTATGACCGCCAGAGAACTTGTGCTGAACTTCGTAAACCAGTACAACAAGCCCTTCGATTCGCCCTTGGTAGCCAATATGACGGGACTGGAGATCGGGGAGCTTGAGCCTATCATAAGCGAACTCCTTGAGGACGAGACCATTAGGTTAGCCAGCCATCGGGAGTCCATCTATGTCCGCAGCAACCGCTTCAACACAACTTTGGACAAGCAATTGCGGGCGCACTGGAGCTTCGATCCCAAGGCAGCCCTGGCCCTTCTCGATCTGATCGAAAAACGCAGCTTCACCTCGATCAGGAGCATCGCAGAAGCCTTCGGGAGAAGCCGCCAGTGGGTCTTCGTCTATCTGGAGGCGATGGCCTCGGTTAAGGTGATCGGCATCGATAAGAGCGGATACTGCGTATTAGACCACCAGAAAATCCCCATGGTGGGATCGATTGTGATCAAGGGCATCCTGGGCGAACTGCGAAGCAAGGCCGGGATGCCACCTAAGCAAAGAGCGCCTTACCGAACTAAGAAGCGCATGGCTCAACACCCACAGCAAGCACTGTAAGACCAGCCAACCGGGAGCATTCTATGGATCAGGAACAGCGTGAACGAAAACTACGCCAGGAGATACACGGCCTCAGGGTCAAAAAGTTCCACTGGTCGCTTGATGCCTTCAGGTTCATCATCAAGGGCCTCGGTTATGGTGAATCGCTGAGGGCTTTGCCGGAGGAACGCTTAACTGAGTTGAAGGCACTCCTGCTCAAGTACCGCAGGCATGGCAGACCCCAAGTCTTTACTTTCGACCGCCAGGGCATGTATATGTTCTATCTCATGAAAACCGCGGCTTGGACCGAGTCCCAACTGCGGGCATTCACAATCAGTCACTTTTCCAAAAGCCACTGGAACCTACTCGACAAGAAGGAGCGCAGAGCTGTGATCGCCATGCTGCAGAACTATATCAAACAGAATGAAAAGAAAGCCAAATATACAGACAACAAGGAGACATCCAATGGACACACCCAAGACCCCCAAGGCTAAGAAGCCTGTACCCACCCGTATTGACGCTAACGGCCAGAGCATTCCGGTCTCGATCATCAGACCTGAGATCCTCAAGCAGGACGCCATCGTAAGCAAGACCATCAACCGGGCCATCAAGCTGCATGACCGTATGGTGGCTGACAAGAACAAGTTCTTTGAGGACGTGGAGCTTTATCTCCAGCAGGTAGCCGAGAAGAACGGCCTGGACTGGAAGGGCAATGCCGTTCTCAACAGCTTTGACGGCAAGTACCGGGTGGAGATCAGGTTCAAGGAACGCATCCAGTTCGGCATCGAACTCCAACTCGCCAAGCAGAAGATAGACGAGTGCCTGAAAGCCTGGTCTGCCGACTCCAACGTCAACCTCCGGGCCATCATCAGCGAAGCCTTCCAGGTTGATAAGAAAGGCGAGATCGCCAAGTACCGCATCCTGCGCCTGCGCCGTTACAACATCAAGGATAAGACCTGGAAGGAAGCTATGGAACTGATCGACCAGGCCATCCAGGTGGTAGCCACCAAGCAGTACATCAACTTCTATGAACGTGACGAGTCGGGCCAGTTCCGCCAGATCGTCCTCAACTTCCCCGCCCTGTGAGAAACAGTGGCAGCGTAACTCATCTCTATTTGATCAAAGCACAGGAGAATGAATAATGGCACCTATGAATACCAACACCGCAGAGGAACTGATGAACATCTTCAAAGATGAACGCAATTACCGCACCGATGAGATAGCCGAGATCCTCAGGGTCGACCGCTCCAGCGTCTACCGCTGGATACGTGACATCGGCGATCCTCTGCCGGCTTTCAGAACCAAAGAAAACGGACAGCTGCGCTGCTCCGGCAAAGACCTCAACCTCTACCTGCAGAAGCACAAGGTACGCCCCGAGTATGAGTAACAGCCATGAGTTCCGCATCAAGCGGGACAACTGCAGGGAAGCCTATCTGAACGGCAAGACCGATCCCACCGAGTTGGCGCTGATCTTCGGAGTTTCCGGCATCACCGTCCGTAAGTGGATCAAGTCCGGCAAATGGGACGAGCAGTTCAAGGAAGAGCGCAAGCTCGACCATGAGATCAACTTGGCCCGCAAGAAGGCACTCATCCAGGCACTGCGTGAATATGCCAAGAACCCGGCGGACACTGCTCTGCAGAGCCTCGTCAGCCTGATCAGGCAGAATCAGAAGGACGCTGAGCCATCCAAGGAGTTGAACGACTACATCGTCCGCTTCCTGGATCAGGTGACCGACTTCATGATCGAGAAGGGCTATGAGACTATGCTGAAACAGTTTCAGAGTATCGTGCTCGATCTTGCCGAGTACTTGCGAGTCAGAAATGGATAGACACATGGTTACCTCCAAACACACCAGCCAACCTACCCTCCAACGAGTGGAGCTATTCCCTCCGGCTCCACGCCAACAGCCCGGCCTGGCCCGTCCTTCGGCCTCCAGGTCCCCTCTGCCCGTCCCCCAGGGCTTCGGGGGCTTACCCGGTTATGCCTAAGAAGTTCATTCAGCGGCATAACAAGGCTCTGACGGAGATCGCATCCAAAACGATCTCCGTCTTGCCTTTTATAGACGATAATCCCGAAGCCAGGGCAGAGAGGATCAGGCGTACTACCGGATCAGGCTGGGACGCCTTCTCGTTCTTCTGCCATACCTATTTCCCGCACATCTTCCCGCTACCCTTTTGCCCAGCGCATGAGACCATGTTCGATGAGACTGACAAGGGCTCAGGCATCATCGCCATCACCGGATTTCGTGGGCTGGGCAAAACGGTACTCATGGGAGTGGTCTATCCCATCTGGATGATCATCCAGGGTGAACGTTACGTGATCCATACAGCCGCTGACATAGACCTGGCACAGGAACGCACTGCCTTTACCTTGCACGAATTGCAGAACAATAAGCGGCTCACCATCGACTATCCGGAGCTGCAACCAGTGGATGCCTTTGATCTGGACTTCTATCTCAAGAACAAAGCCAGGATACGAGCCAGAAGCATAAAGCAGAGTCATAGAGGCACCATCAATCCCAAGACCGCCAGGCGGCCCGGGCTGATCGTCTGTGATGATATCGATAAAGAAGAGAACATGGGCAACCAGTCCATCGGCAAGAGACGCATGGAGAAGATCACCCAGGAACTTGCCGGAGCTCTCTCACCCGAGGGAAATGGCAGGATCGTCTGGCTTGGTAACCTGGTGCATCCTAACTATGCGATCTGCCAGTTTCAGGAGCTGATATTGGGCGACCTACGGGTTGATAACCCTAATTTGGATACGGGATGCCAGTCGGTTCTGAAAACGCACCAGAAGGCGATATTGCGCTTCTCACTTGAAGATCGGCAGGGCAAGTCGATCTGGGAGGAGCAATACCCCACAGCCACCCTGCCGAATCTGAGAGCCAAGTTCGGGTATACCGGATACCAGAGGGAGATGTTGGGACAGCCGGTAATCGAAGGCAACATTTTTAAGAACCACTGGTTCACCAAGTATAGAACCTTACCAGAGCCAAGTAGAATGAAGCGAGTCTGGCTTTATGCCGATCCCGCCTGGGGTGAGAAAGGCTGTTACAGGGCCATCATCTCCATAGGCTATGACGGCAACAGGTTCTATGTGATCCACGTCTGGATACGTCAGACCGAGAACACCAAGTTCTTCAGATACTACTATGATGCCTATCAGGAACTTGATAGAACATATAGAGTCAAAGCCCGGGCAGCCTGCGAAACCACCTATGGTCAGGCACGTATCCTCGCTGACTTCGACAGGTGGGCACAGGACAACCGTCTGCCACCCATCAGTCACAGAATCAAGCGCATCGATAACAAGGACAACAAGAACCTGCGCATCGAGAGAACCGAGACCATCATCGAAACCGCAAAGATACTCTTTCCCGATGGACAGGATACTCCCACATTGATCTCCCAATTCCTCACTTATCCTGACGGCTATATAGATGGCTGTGATGCCCTGGCAGGCTGCCTGGAACGGTTCTTGGAATACGATATCGGCAGGAACAGGGTCAAGGTCAGGAGGTTCTCCTTCTAATGAACTACTACGATAGACTTATGTTGGAGTACTACAGGATACTCAACAATGCCTGGAAGGCCGAGATCAAGGATGCTGCCCGGCTGGCCATCCAGATGCTGAGTGACGTGCCAAGAGCCGAGAAGCTCAATCGGGACTCCATAGAAAAGCTTATGGGCATCATCAATACCCAATTGGGGGATGACTTCGCGGCCCTGGTCAATGAGCCCACCAAGGCGATAATAGACCGCTGTGTGCGCCTCGGACTGAGAGACACCCAAGTGCAAGCCCCAACCAAGACCAGCATTGGGCTCTGGGGTATAGAAGACCAGCATCTCTCATCCACCATCCAGAAGCAGCAGTTGTTCTGGATCGGGAATCACTTCGATGCAGACATCAGGCAGAACTTTGCCGATGTCCTCTCCAAAGCCATAGAACAAGGCTATACCAAAGAAATGCTTGCTGATACCCTCAAAGACCAGTTCAATGACCTCGCCAACCGTTCAGCACACTACTGGCAAGGACTGGCAGAGCATACAGCACTGAGAATACGTGAGTTCGGCAGACTGCAAAGCTACAGGAAAGCCAAGGCCAAATACTACAAGCTCTTAGTAATCCTCGATGATCACACCAGTGATATCTGCCGGGCATTGGCAGCCCAGGATAAGGTCTATCCCCTCAACGATGCCTTGGAAGTGATGGATAATCTCATGGCTCTGGATACCAAGTCCAACAGTCTGGATGATGCCCGGGAATACATCAAAGCCCTCGCACCCTGGATCAAAGATGATCAGATCGAATACGACTCAGAAATGAACCCTGTCGGTGTCTCCGGAGCGCATACCCCATTTCCGCCATTTCATTGGAAGTGCAGGACAACTACAATAATCGCATGATGATAAGATTATTACTATTGACAAAATGCATGTGTCTGATAAACTGTACCTTTCATTAATGGCAGGAGGATTAGCCATGAGAGTGTTTCATATCGTTGTACATGAACTGAAAAAAGAGCAACACGTCACAGGAGCTGAATTAATAACTTCTGACACAGTTATGCCCATAAATGATGTAGCAATCGCATTAGTATCGGAGTTAAATAAGCGATTTCAAAGTCATAATTCAATCAATGCTGTATTCGGTAATCAAAACAATCCATTCCCATCTGGTTTTAACTCTTACAATCAAAATAGAACGGAACAAGTGTTTATGGATTTTACTCGAACCTCATCAGATAATTTACGTACCAGAATTCAATCAAGCGCTCCTGCTAAGGGTGGTTATCTTGTTTTTGCTGATTACGAGAATCATGGTCATTTTATAGCTGTATTCCTGATTCGCAACAAAGCAGGAATGTTGTTTGTCAGAAGGGGTAACCGATACATACTGGATACGGGAATCCAACATATTGATTTTGAAAATATGGCAATGGCTTGTAGAATTAATTGCGATATTTATAACAACCCAACCAATCAAGAAAGATATCTCAGATTTACCAAAAAGGATAGCGAGGATGTATCTGCTTACTTCACAAATTGGATAACAATGAATAATACAGAGAGCATGAAAGCGAATACAAAAAACCTCTATCGAACGCTAAAAGCCATTCCCAAGCCAATAGATAAAACGGT